GCCACTTCCTGCCCCTGCCTTATAGCCTAAATAATGAGGGTGTATTCCACTTGAAATTGCAGTTGTAATATCAGCAACTCCATAAACACCTTTTACAGCTACAAACCAAGCGTTACATCCAACTAAACCCGCAGGGATAGTTCCTCCATCTGCAATAACTCTATTAAAATGAGTTTGCGCTTGTGGGTCTATGCCTGCACTTTTAATAAAAGGTAATCCTATACCTATACCTATTCTCATGTTTCAAATATATTAATTATCCGTTACTTATTTTTAAATTATGATTACTTGTATCCCACCATGCAACACCGAATATATTAGGGTCACTTTGCGGGAAATTACTATCTAATCTAAGGTAGTTGATGACAGGGGATTGAATGGGAAACATAATACTTGCACCTGTTTCAATCAGTTCACTTGGTGTGAATGATACAACGCTAATACTTGTAGCACCTGCACTTGCATTTGCTGTGACTTCTAATGTGTAAATAATTTCACCCAACATAGGGCATAACATTAATTTATCACCATCTTTAATGTCATGTGTTGTAGCACTTACAGCAATTGAAGTTGTAGCACCAGAGATATTAGATGTGGTTCGTGCTAATTTACGCTCATTGGTAAATCTAATAACGCCATCCGAAACTTGACTTACTGCTCTTTGTGTATTCCCGATTGACTCACCAACGCTAATAGTATTTGTTGCTTGATTGCCTACGCCTGAATCTATTGGATTGTAGTTTGATTTATTAACTTGAATTTTAAACCATTCGCCATCGTAAACATCATCCACTAAATCAAAACTAACCCCATTAAAAATGTAGTATTCTGAATTATACCTTAATCTATAATGAGCAGGTGCGCTTGTCATTATTTGCCCTTGATATTTAGGGTTTGGTATTGATTGACCTGAAAAGATTTCAATACACAATAATTCATTTATATCATAAGTCGGTCCTGTTTTATCAACACTCCAACCTGTTGTTGATGCTGAAATTGAACCAATATTTGGACCTGTAAAAATAGCTGTATTACTTGAGTAATTTGGACCGATTCCTATTCGCGCATCGTCTAATTGATAATCTTTTGAATTTATAAAACTTGAAGTATTTTCACCTGAGTAATTCAAATAATCATCATCCCCATTTGTATCAAGTCTGATTTGTCTTGCTGTTAATCCAATAGTTGTACCTGTTGAACTTGTAACTGATACTAATTGAATTTCACAACTTGTATGCGTTCCTGTTGGTAATGCGGGTGTTGTAAATCCAACCTCGCAAATAGTTGATGAAGCCGCCACCACTACATTAACAATATACCTATCTGTTGACGTTGTACTCCATGTGGTAACCGTACTATTAGCCGCTTTACTTAGATAATAAATACCGCACTTTAACTTAAAAGAAATTGTCAAAGTCTGACCGCCTAATGTGTTTATAGTAGTTGAGCCTATTGGCACGGCTGTATAGTAGGCTTGAAATCTTAATAAAGTACCTCCTAAAGTATCAACAAAAGTCTGTGAGTTTGGAAACAGAATTGAAAGAGCTGGGTTAATTAAATTTTCTGATTGCCCTAATTTATAACGTCTGTAAATCCTTCTAATTGCAGGATAATATTGCCATTGATTTGCGCCACTTATTACATAGTCAGTAGCTTGGTCTATATCTTGAGTCCAACTTGGTGAACTTGTGCTTAAAAAAGTACCTGCATCATCATAAATACGCTCATATAATATGTTGGATTTTTCATATTGATTTATGGTCACAATTCTGAAAATTCCATCGCTTAAAAGTATTCTACAATTAAACTGCAAAAGTAAAGTTTCTAAAGCATCATAATAGCTTATAGCTTTATTTTGGTTAGTATCTTCTAAATCCAAATCGACTAAAGCCCACCTACGAATAAAAGTTTGATATAATGGGTCTGTTACATTTGAAACAGCGGGCATATTAGAATCGTACCAATTAACCGAATTCGAGTAAAAAGCATCGCCTGAAGTTAGCACGTCATACAATGGAGTTTTTAAAAGTATCTTCCTAATAATTGAGCCTATTGACTCCATGTTATTAGTAAGCATATCAGTAAACTCAAGGTTTTTTAATCGTGCTAATCCATCAGTTGCAACTAAGTTAAATGAATAAGGGTAACTCGCATCTTGTCGCTGCCATAAGTCGAAAACAACCACCCCAACCCACCATAAATCGCTATTCTTTGTAACCTTAACTACCCATCTATCCTCACCATAAGTAACAGAATTAAGCATTTGAGTTAAGATAATTCCTTCCTGACTTGCATTTTGTACTAAGATAGGAATTGTTAAACTACTTCCTTTTATTGGTGTAAATCGTTCGTCTGATTGTGACTCGTAACTAAGTTGTAAACCTCTGGCAATATTGAAACGAAAACTACTGCCATAAACGCCTTGCATATCAAGAATCTCAATCGAATAAGTGTTGCCGTATTCGTTTGAAAGTATATCGTATGATTTAAGTGCTACACTTGCTGCCATTATCTTACACGCTCCATTCTTTTATTAGACTTTTCAACACTTAACAACAAATCAGTTCCTATCAATCTTGTAGTAAGTGAACTATCACCCCCGCCCGCAGGTGTAAATCCAGCAAATGAATTGTTAGGTGAATAGCTATTATCTCTTGAAGGTTGCGACCTCGTTCCACCTCCACCTTTTGATGACTCACCTAATGCACCTGCTAACACATTTAATGCAACACCGCCCGCAATTAATGCAGCACCTTCGCCTGCCGTTGCTACTGCGAATAACATAGGTACACCCAATGCAATCATACCTGAACCAATAGTTGCAGCCAATGAGCCTATCATAGCTTCTGCTGCCGCTCCTACACTCTCATTTGCGCCTGCTAAGTTTGCCCCCGCAATTCTTCCAAATTCAGCAAAGGCATTGCCCAAACCCTCAATTAATATCTCACCAACTTTATCTTTAAATTCTGAAAGTTTTAGTTCCATATTAGTCAAGTTTTGGTCCAATGGAGTGTACATTCCATCTAAACTTTCAGCTAATTGCTCTGATGAATCTAAGATTAAATCCGATATATCATCTATAACAGTAGGGTCGAATTCAACTACTGGATTAAATTTGATTACATTTTTTAAATCTCCAAAATTACTTTTACTATCAGCTTTTGTCTTTTTCCCTGCTGAAACTTTCGCCTCAGCATCAGCTTGAGATTTTTGCGCATCCTCTAATTCTTTAGTCTTTTTAGCAATTAACTCTAAGCCTACAATTTCTTGTTTTTTAGTTTCAAGATTCTTTTTAATTATATCTACATCAAGTAAAAGTGATTTACCATTATCAGCCCTTGTTCTACCTGTTTTTTCTAATTCTTTATTATACTTTTCAGCTGATAATATTTGCTCTTCTAATGCCGCCTTTTCAGCCTTAGCTTGAATTAAACTTGCGCCTGCTAAACTTGTTTTATTTTTAATCGCTATTATCTCTAAGTTCAAAGAGCCTACTTTATCATCAACAGCTTTTTTCGCCAATGCCACTTCATCTTTGTATCTCTTTTCGGCCGCTGTTGCTGCATCATTCTTCTCTTTAACCTCAATAAATTTACCTGCTAAAAATCCTACTGCAATAGCAAAAGCACCGATACCTGTTGCTATCATTGCCCCTTTCATTGTCATTAATGCAGGTAATACTTTAACATTAATAGTTGTTGCAAATGTACTCATAGCATCACCAAGTTGACCAATAGCTTGCAGACCTTGAAGTAATGCCATTGCACCCTGTACTTTTAAAAGAGCTTGTTCTACTTGTTTGGAAGAATCACCAAATAACGCCATTGCACCCTGAGCTGCTGCGAATCCACCCGCCAATCCTTGACCTACTCCTAATGCTGATGTCAACACAGGTGTATCTGAACTAAATGCCTTTATCTTATTATTAACTAAGTCTAATTCATCTTTGAATCTTCCTGCCTTTTCTGTTGCTTCTAAAAATGCTGCTGAATTAGTTCCTTGACTTAATGCAATCTCATAAGCATCTCTTGCAGTTGCACGATAAGCTTGACGTAAGTTGGAAAATGATTGTTCAGTCTTTTGCGTTGCATCCTTAGCAGCGGTCTGCATTTTTGTTCCTGCATCCTGCACTAATTTTGCAGCATCATTCATTCCAGTCTTTAAGCCTGAAACGTCTGCACCTACTCCAATATTTATATTCTTATCTGCCATTCTATGCTTCTGCTAACTTATTACACATTGCCCAAATTGCTTCATTCTCTTTTATCCATTCAGCCTTAGTTTTTGGTGGCTTCTTATCCCATGGAAAATTTAATACATCTTTAGGACTTAATCCTTTCTTTGAATAAGGACTTACCACCATAGTACCAAGCCACCTTGTTTGCTCCCATTCTCTTTTTTCACGTTCAAATTCAAGGTCATTAAACCCCTTTAATTTCTTCGCAAAAAATATAGGTTCACTTTCCCAAAATTCAACTTCATTCATATTGAGCCTGCCATAAGCAATACACTCAATACTTATTAGCCGTTTGGGACATTTTCCCCTTTACTTTCAATAGTATAAAATGCTGTAATATGTTCAGCCATTTCATTGATAATATCAACTATTGGCTTAACTGAATTACATTCATCAATCATTGCAACCGCTTCACTTTCTTTTAATTCTTTTGTCGAAACAGCCTGAACTAATTTGCCCCAATTATTAGGACTATTGGCCCACTTTGCTAACTCTTGGAATTCTGTAATTCCTGAAACTAAGTATAGCTTCTGCATTACTTTAAAACTAAACTTTACTTCGATTGACTTCTTGTCTGTAAATTGAATTGTTTTCATGTGTGTTATTTGTTTTTTTTATCTTGTTACCCAAAAATAATAGTCTTGATGAATGAAATAAACTCCGTCTAATCCCGCCCCTGAATCTATGCCATCAACTTGCCCTTCAAATGTACTACATTGAATTAATGTTCCATCACCTAATACATCAACATTTATAACATTTTCCAACGCCCCTCTAATTGTTTGGGCTGCATCCGAAATACTTGAATAAGAATTTCCAAAAATACTTACTTGAACTCTTACTCTGTCTAATGTGCTTGCTTCCTTCTTGGTATTCGTTGGAGTTGTAGATATAGTATTCATAACAACGAATGGAGTTGTTACACTAATTCCTTGAGGTGCTTGAGTTGGGTAGATGCGGTCATTACTACTAAGTGCATTTGAACCCTGAATTAACTTAAATACTAACTCTATTGGTTGTGCCATTACGCTGCTTCTAATTTTAGTTTATTTCGTTTAGCTATCGCTGTCAATGCTGCTAATACATTATTCTTTAATCTTGCATTAGTAGGGTCACGCATCATGTCGTAAGTATTACGAATTATTCCCAAAGGTCTAACTTGTCCTGTTGCATAAGTTGCGCCATAAGTTCGCCCGCCTTTAGTGGTAAATCCGCCCTTCTTGACATTTGCCCTATATCTTTCAACAGTTCCATATTCAAGAATGTAAGCTAAGTTTCCACCCGCTCCCCAACGTGGTCCGATGTAGTAAGCAAAATACATTCCTGTACCTTTTCTTTTCCTTTGAAATGCCTGAACAGAATCTCCTATGTGAACATCCATTGACTTTTTACCTGTCTTAGTTCTGTGAGGTTCATAAGCACTCTTTAATGCTTGCACTATTGGGTCGGCTGCTAACTTTACTGCTTGGTCAATATCTTTTGAATCTAAGCTATTACCTAATCTCCCAAGCTTATCAACTAAGGCATCAATACCTTTTACTTTAAAGTTTATCATTGCGAATCTTTGCTTACCGCTGTAATTCTATAACCCTCTTTTAAGTTAATTCCAATCTCATCAATGCTTACAATTTCCCAAGTGAAATCATTCCATACAATACGCATCTTTTCATCAATTGTAGTGCCTTGCATTCTGATAGTAAATTCTGCAATTCTTGACGCTACCTTTTCATCCGCTTGTATTGACTCATTCCCGCCTGTTGGCTTGACTTGCGCCCACCTTGTGTATAAGGTAGTATAAGAGCGCACCACTTCGCCAAAACTATTTTGAGTTTCAGAATAATTTTGAATAATGATGCGCTGATTTAGTCTACCTACTTGCATTAATTATGATACTGAACCTGTTGAAGGTGCGCCTGTGATTTCAAATGTAGCTGACCATGTAACAGCATCTTCCATAGGTGCTGATAAGCTACCAGAAGTAATCAAACAACTTGCTTCATAATACTTATCACCTACTGTTGTTGTTGCCATTCTAACAGTTAATACTGTCTTAGCTACCATTGCAGCATAGGCCTCATCCCATCCCCATGTGCCTGACTCTTCAAAAACTCCTTCGAAGTCAAAGCTACCTGAACCTTGACCATAGATTGATTCTTTCCAACCTGCGCTATCCTTATTGGATACGTCAATAGTTGCACGACTAATATTGAAGGTATTTGATTTACCTTTTGCTACATTTGTTCCCCCTACTTTTAATACTAAGGCTGTTCCATTTAATGCTGCCATATTCTTATTTTTTTATTTATTATAAATCTGTTAATAATACAATTCCGCTTGCACTTGCTGACCCTGTGCTAAATACCTTCTTAACCTCAACAGGATAAGGAACACCTGCTGCAATATAGACGTCCTGCGCTCCCATTGGTGCAACTGTTGTTGTATTGGTATCGAAGTGAGCCGCTGGCAATACTCTATAAGTTCCCGAAGTTGTCACACTAATAAAGCCTGTCTTGCGAATTGCTGAATTAAATTGTTTTGTTTCCCTCCAACTTGGCAAGGTAGTAGTTGCACCTGTTAAGTCTATTGCACTACCTGCATAAGTTAGTGATACTTGAAAGTCATTCCCTGAAACACCTACAACAAACAACTCAGTATTGATAGCTAATCCTGTACCTGTAATTGTTCCTAATGAATCAAATACAATGATGTCACCATTAGCTAATCCACTACCTGCTAATGTTAATGTATTGGCCGCTAAACTTGCAGCGGTTGCTGTCTGTTGTACTTGTGGATTGAAAGTTGTCCATCCAATAGCAGTTAAGTAATTAGTATCACTTGGAGTTA